TTGGTTGCTGGATATTTGCTCCAAGCCGCTTTCAAGGGCGGCCTGCAACTGGGTCGGGGCAGCTCCCGCTTCGCTAACGATGCTCATGATTCAAGCCATGCGCGAAACGAGGCGCTATATAGCCCGGTCGAGAAAAACTCTGCGCGGGCTGAATTGTTCTGTGAGTACGGATGCTTCTTTCGCAAGCTAATGCCCTGCTCGGCCGCGTCAACCGTTTGCCCGCTAGCCTGCTTCCACTCGCGTGCATCGAGGTAGTTTCGAAACGCCTCCTCGATCTTGCCGTTGACGCTTTGTCCCGAAACAACCCGGTCGCCAATATGCGTTGAAACATCCCTGCCGAAGACCGCAGCGGGCTTGCCCTGCGCTATCGATTCAATCTCGCCCACCATGGCGTCGGCAAGAAACTCGCCGATCTGATCCTCGTAAAGCTCAAGGAATGTGCGCATGACGTGGTACTCGTCTTCGAGATAGCCAGCCACAGCGCCCGTGGTCGCCCCCCCGTCCTTGTCGGAATACGCGACGTCAACCACCCCGAGCATCAATTTTGGCATCTCAGTCCTTCGGGACGAGGCAATACCTGCTCAACACCGCAGCCGCTTTCTCCCCTTCGTCTTTGAAAATCGGCCTATCGAGCGTCACAACCGGAAAGTCCCCGCTCGGGTGAAGATCAATGGTTATCCGGGTGAACGGTATGGCCGGGTCAATTCCGAGCGCGGTCAGAATATCGATGATGGTCTTTTGCTTGTTGATCACTCTCATCAGCTAACCCCGACGATATTCGGCCCGTAACTCTGGGCATACGCCAGATATTCCCGCCCCCATGGGGTATTGAGCAGATCCAGCCCCTGCATCGTGAGCCCTTTGATGAAGTCGGCCGTCACGAGTGTCGTGGAAGTCGATTGGTCAGCGGATGCGGCAACCGGCCCGGCCTGAAACGTCAGCATCTTGAATAGCGCGCGCTGTTGCGCAAAGAACGACTGCCCCACTAGGTCCTGCCCAATTTTCAGCAGTTGGTGCATGCCGAGGTTGTAGACCGCGAGCACATACGCAATCGGCGGCATATTGGACGGGGGAACCAGGGCAACGCCTATCGCGATGTCGAACGCCCACTGCAGATAGGGCGAGATAACATTTGCACCCGCGGTCTCGACAGTCGCGGCCGGCGCGGGAATCACGGTCCCGCTAAGGGCTCCGCTATTCCACGCCGTAAGGAACGTATTCGATCCGATCCCTGGCCCGACCACCGCCATGCCCGCCGCAACAGTGCCAGCGGCGCTTGCCGCGGTTATGGCGCCAGACGCGGCGATGCCGACCGTCGCGAGCGTCCCAGTCGGCAAATCTTGAGACGGCACTCCTTGGTTAAGCACGAAAACCGAAAAGTCGATGACGTTCGGCGCGGCCGGATTCGCAAAAGCCATTACCCAGCCACCTGGGCGATCTTGCGCGGAGCGAACGCCCATACGCAGTGACCACGTGCGATGGCGATTTTCATACCCTTCGCCATGAGCGACCTCACTTCTTCATCATGGGCCATGGGCGATGTATTGGTTGCCGCATCAACAGCAGAAGCCACGGACGATCGGAGCTCATCGGAAAGACGGACGGACTTCATGATCAGATCGCCAGTCGCGCGCTTTCGGGGGCGCCCGCGTCAACCGAAACACTCATTTTTACTTCCTTCCCTGTCGGCGAATCGCGCGGACCAATGTCCTGCTCGACGTCAACCGCCGTCACTTTCGCGAGGCGTTTGCGGCGGTCCCCGGGGAGACGGTTCGCCTGATCCATCGCGAGTGCGCCACGTTGCGCCTCTACTGCCGAAACCTTTTCCTGCGCCTCGACGCGAGCTTCGTGGCCACTGCGAATCTGGGTCTCGCTGGTCGCTTTGTCGACGCTGTACATCCAGCCGGAAAAATTCTCCAGTCGACCGTTCGTTTCGCTTGAGCGGCGAAACCCGGCGGTTTCGAGTTGCTTGATGAAGTACTCGACACTCGAATCCGTCCAGCCTTCGCCAATCACTTCCTGGCGCCCGGAATGCACTTCCAGTTCGTGGATGCGGTTGGACTCTGGCAGGCGGTAGTTGAACTTCAGTCGTTGCTTCGAACCGTTTGCGACATAAATCTTGGTCATCTTCATCCCCTAAAATAAAGAAACCGCCCGTAGGTGGCTGTTCCCCCTGAAAAATGAACCCGCACCAGGCCGGACAGGGACCGGCTTTTCGGAAGCGCAATCCTAGGCGCGGGTTGATCGTTAATGCGGCACGTTCAAGATAAAAAGCCCGGCGCCGCGGACGTTCCAGCCGCTCGAGATCCGGTTCTCATACACCGTGGTGATCGCGCCATCCTCGGTCGGAGTCGGAATTTCAATCGGCGCTGCCATCGACGCGTACTGGACATTCACTGCCTTCATCGAAGGCTGCGTTTCTCCAAACGTGTTGGTGTTGATGCCGGGAATATCCGGCACCTCGATTTCGGGGATCGTCAGGATCACCGCATCCGAACCGCCAGCTCCCTTGCCGATCAGCGTATCGTCAAAGAACCACACGAGATCGTCGCCGGCCGCCGCCAGATTTTCCTGCGCAACATTCGCCGTGGTCGACGTGCCCGCGCCAGGACGCTGATATGCCGTGACTTGCACGATGTTCGCGATCTGGGCTTGCAGGAAGATGCGCTGCGGGCTGATGACGACGATCTTGTTATGGATCTTGCCGCCCGACTGGAACATGCCGATCTTCAGGTTAACGATCTGCGTGAGCAGGAACAGAGCCATCGCGCCGTTGTCGTACGTCGAGAACGTCGTATTGCCGAACGGGTCGGGCGGCAACGTCACTTGCGTGGCGGCCGGCGCATTGAGCAGGCCCTCGCCGTTGGCCGGTTGGTAGCCATAGAGCAGCGACGTGCGGTACTGCTGGTAATGCCCCTGGCGCGCGGCGAGAGTTTGCGCGGCCGGCAGGCTAACGTTGTAGTTAGCTGCCGCAGCGATGTCGTGACGATCCCACACCGAACGCGTACGGACGAGGTACGTGGCGGTGCTGAATTGATCGGCTACGAGCGTGGCCGACGGCAGAAAGTTCGGAGCGGCACCCGATGCCTGCGCTTCCGTGCGCAGATCCAGCGAGTTCACGTAGACGTACAGATCATCGGGGCTGATCTTGACGCGCGGTTTGCCTCCCTGCAGGGCTTCGAACGCACCCGATGCCTGCGCATAGGTGACGATGAGATCGGGCTCGGCGAAATGCGGGTTGATCCGCGCGCGAGCCGGGAAAAGATTTGCCATTTTGTCGGCTCCTTAGATCTGAATGATGGCTGCGTTACCCGTCACCCAGGTCAATGCCCCGGTACCCGAGTTGAAGGCGATCGTCTTGCTGGTAGCATTCAACGAAAGAATCTTCGTCGTCGCCGGCAACGCGAACGCACCCGAAGTGCCGGATGCAGTCAGTTGCTGGAGCGCCGGATCCCAGAACAACGCCTGGTTGATGGCGCCGCTATCCAGCGTGGCGACGATGGTCGAGAGCACGCCAACCGCGATACGGATGTTCGAGCCGAAGCGGTAGAAGTTGATCGTCATGCCCGCAACAGACTGCTGCACGGTGTTACCCGGCACGATGATCATGTTGTGTGCTTGATCGAACACCGTGAAGCCGGTCACGTTGCCAGCAGCGCTGGCCAGCACGAGCGAATTGCCCAGCGCATTGGCGCCGACCGTTGCGACTTCCTCGGTGATCGCCATGCCGCCCCACACGGGTTGCGTGACGCTCGAAGCAACAACGCCCGATGTCAGCCACATGCGCGACGAGGTATCGTCGAAGGTCGTTCCCTGGACGTAGCCTTCGGTCGACTGCAGGAAGGTATTCGACGGGGACGTCGTCAACTGCGGATTGAAAGAGATGGCCATCTATCGGCTCCTTAATGTTTCTGGCGGGGGTCGAGGACGCGGACACCCTGACCTTCGTGTTTGAAGAAGCCGAGCCAGGCGTTCATATCACCGCTGTACTCGGTGATCTGACGGCCAGCCTCGTCGCGACGGATGATCGGGATCAGCTTGCCGTTCGGCGACACAGCGGGACTGCGGGCGTAGGTTTGCGCATCCATGCGGATCTGCTCTTCGACGGTGTCGAACACGACACCATCGAGCGAATCCAGGCGGATGCCTTTGAACTTGGCGCTGTGCTTCTGGAAGCGCGCAGCAAGTCGCTGGCGGTACGCGATCGGGCTTTCGCCGTGAAGCGGTGCCGGAATGCTGTCGCCGAGCATCTGTGCGACCGAATCCCAACGGGCCTGGGCCGAACTGAGTGCGTCGCGATCGGTGACCGAAAGAGGCGTGGTGAGCGACGTGATGCGGGCATTCATCGCTTCGAGTTTCGCCTTCAGGTCCACGTTTTCACGGTTCTGTGCGTCCATGCGTTCGGTCGCGTCTTTTCGCTCCATCGCTTCCTTCTCCTTGCGTTCGTTCTCTTCGGAGTCGCGACGGGCGCAATCTTCTGCGTCCTGGCGTTCCTTCAGTTCACGAGCCGCTTTGGCTTCTGCCGATTCCTCGACAGCGCCAGCTGCTTCGGCGACCGCCATTTCGGCAGCGGGGCCGGCATCGCCGCGCAGCGGAGCAGTGGGCATTGCATCGCCACCTTTGTTTTCAAGAGCGTCGAGGCGTTGGCCGAAAGAGGCCATGCCTTCATCAAGCCGCTTGCCAAGAGCATCGGCCCAGGCAGGCGCTTGTTCGACCGGAACCGGCGTTACGTTTTCGTCCATTCTGATTTCTCCATTGTTGACTCCGCTGGGCTCGCCGCCTTTGTCCCACACGCCTTCCTTGCAGATGGCGAGATGGTCCAGATAGGAGGGCTTACCTTCGATAAGAACCGTCTTCCCGTCGATTTCCAGGAATTCGGCTGAGCCCGCGTCGCGGAAGACAACCGCGGGACTGGTCGATTCGTGCGACTCGCGCATGAGCACGGCCGCATCGTCATCGAATACTTTGGCAATACCCCAGACCTCGTCGGCGGTGAGGTAGGGCAGAAAAATTGAGCCGAGATTGCGCTCGCGGTATTCCTTGGAATTGAGCAGCGTGTCGGGGTGCTCGAAGATCACCGGCAGGCCGTAGCAGCGCTCCCTGAACTCTTCGGTCAGGAACTCGTCGGGCGTGCGCCACGAATACTCATCGAGCGCCGTGCGATAACTCAGGCCCGTACCAGTGATCCGAATATCGAACAGCCAGACGTTTTCGTATCGCTGCGGCGAAGGCAATTCGCGCGCGACCATGCGCTTGGCAATGTCGAGCTCGTTGCCAGTGACGAGACCGATTGTCTTGGCGACCTCGGGGTGCGTTGGCTCAGGCAGAGCGCCAGACGAGACCCATTGCCACTCGGTGTGCTCGTCGTTGAGCTTCGGCTCGAATGGTTCGGGGACGTCTTGCAGAAAACAGGTGTACTCTCCGCCATCCGGATTGGTTGTGATGCGACCAACCCAGCGAACACCGTCCGGGCACGCGCCGATTTCTTCGACGCACTCGCGAACAGCGGCATCTTCCGGCGACTCGCCTGCTTCGATGTGGCCGCCAGGCTGCTCCCACTCACCCGTATCGCTGCGCTTGACCAGCAGGTATTGCGGGCCAGGCGCGCGGAAGAGGATGCCGGCGCAGTTGGCATCGACTGCCTCGCCGGATCCTTGTTCAAGCGACATGGGGTTTCCAAATGAAAGAAGCCACCGCGTGGGTGGCTTCGTGTGGTGTGAGGCGGTTTATGCGTATGCGGGGCGTTTGATGCGCGTTTCTTCGAGCAGTTTCTTGCCCTTTTCGGTCAACATCAATTCCGGCAATTCTCGCAGCGCGTATAGCGTCACGACATAGCACCGGCAGAAGACCTCTTGGGCGGCGGCGGTGATCTCGTCGTAGTAACCGGCCTCGCCAGTCTTCACGAGGCCCTGCTCTTGAGCCCACGATCCACGCAGCAGATAAATCTTGCCGTCGCGCTCTTTGTGATCAGGGCGGTAGTCATAGCCAGCCTGCCGAAAGTGGCTGCGCCATTTCACGGCAATCGCCCCGCCCTGCATCCCAACCACTTCATTGACTGCCGCGATGAGCTTATGGCCCTGGTCTATCTGGCAGCGCCGGACTTCATACTTGACCTGTGCGACCGGCTTGGCGATATGCTCTTTGACATCCACCTTGTCGACGACGCGCGAACCCTGATCTGGAATCGAGGTCGCCCATCCAGAGAATCGCTGCAACGTTTTGTCGATTGCCTGCTCGCGGTTCAACTTAATCAGCTTCGCGCTCGCCATAACTCGCTTGTCGAGCTCGGCGCGCGCGAAAGGCTTCAGACGCTCCAAGGTGAATTTTGGAATGCCCGGGTGATATTTGAGCGCCGCCGACTTCGAGAATGTCCGGTCGAAGACGGTCTGCATCGCCAACTGCATGCGCCTCTGGATTTCTTCCGGCGACGGAAGGTCGGCGACGGCCGCAAACCTCAGTCGGCGCAACCAGTCATCGAGTCGCGATATATCGTCGTAACCGTTATCCGAAATGTCGCGCACCGCTGCTGTCAGAACCTCTTGAAAGGCTCCGCTATTCGACGAGCGCCCGGTCATTCGTGGCTGCTTTCTACGGTGGGATGGGGCTCAGCCATTGGTTCGGGCGGCACATACGACTCAAGCGCATCCTGATCGAGCTCGAGCGGCGTCGAGAACAGATTCTTCCGCTCGTTGGCGACTTCTGCCAGCCAGATCGTTGCGCGCGCCTTGTTCACTGGGTCGAGTTGAGGGGACGCAACCTCGTACAAAGCGATGGCTGACTTCATGATGACGTCGTCAACCTTTGCCTTCTCGGAATCAGGTTCAACCAGCAGATTCGGCCACTTTGCAGTGAACGCGTTCTTCCACTCGTAGAAGGCCGTCTCGTAAGGAACTGACTGATACTCAGCATATTTGCGCTGCATGATCTTGTAGAACTCGGGGCTCCACGCTCGCCGCATGACGATTTCGTCCATGAACCTGTAGTCAGGGTTCATCTCGATTCGCATACGATCGATGAAGCGCGCGATGATCTTGGCGTCTTCCGAGCCCTCGCCGAAGCCCTCGGTCAGCGTCTCCTGATACAGCATCGAGGCGGGCATCTTGGCCGCGGTCGAGATATTCTTGATGCAGTTGTTGCGTGAAAACTCAGCGGCATCCTTGACGTTCTTCAGGTCGACTGATTCGATGCTCTCGGTAAGGCCAATCGAAATCACATTTCCGGTCTTGGCACCCTTCAGGGCCTGCCGCTTCAGCCCAAACCACGTGCGCGTGCGCTGGTCAATGACCGAGCCGGGCGATTGCATCTTCATGACCAGCAGCGCGGCCTTTTCGGCCACCGCCTGATCGGTGATCATCGTCTGGACGTAGGTCTTCAGCGGGAACAGGGCGCGCTGATAGACGGATCGGCCAACGAACCCGAATGCGCTGTTAGTCCATTCGATATAGACCGGATTCTCGTTGAGCGCGATCACTGCGCGCGAGAAGTGGTAATCCTTGCCGGCGACGCGGATGTGTTGCGGCTGCTGGAAGTCGGGCGCGTTCGGATCTTGGTTTAACGTCAGGGATCCGGCCGTGTTCAGTGGATCCCAAATCCTGAAGTCCAACTCCATTTCGTGAAGTTTGCCATAGGGCAAAGGATCGGTGGTTGGCAACTCCGTCCCATTCAGGAATTTGCCGCCCACGCCCAGAGAAGCTATGCCATAGACGCGCTTGAGTGTCTGGTGACCCTTGATAATCTCGTCGGCGCCCGTCCTGCCGATGGCCATCCACTCACGTTGGAAGGCCTGCTTCAGATCGTCCTCGGGACCGCCGGGGATGGTGATCTCGCGCTCTTGGCTTTGGGCTTCCTCGATCGGGGCCTCGGCCATCTTGGCGCCGAGAGGGTGCGCCACATACAGCGTCTTCGCCATCTCGTATGAGGGCATGGATCCCGGGACGATATCCTCCGCCATAAGGATCTGCATGAGCGAAGATGGGATGCTGGCGCCAATGCTTACGGTCGCCGCGCTGCCATCATTATCGAGATCGCTCATTTACCAACCAGTGGAATCGCCGAGCGAGATTGCCGCGGCATAACAGAACACGTCGAGCGCGTCCATGTGATGGGGAGTTTTCGTGCCGATGCGAAAGCCGCAAACCTGCGCCAAAAGATGATTGCGCGTCTGGCCTTTGTAGTTTGTTACCTTGTCGTACGCATATCGGCTGAACTTCACATCGCCGCGGTAGATATAGCCACTCACCGAGAGCGCCC